AACTCTTTCTTTAGTTGATCCAGTGTAAAAAATACACCTTCATCATTAATAAAATCGTTAATATTATACTTACCAGTTTTATATAGATTGTATCGTGCCGGTCCAAGTAATTTTTCTGCCGTATTATTATTTCTTTTTAAGAATTCATCAAATGTAGTATCTGCCTGTATTTGAGCCCCTCCATTATCTCCATTAGATGCCCTTGTTCCTGTTGTAGAGTCTCCATAATATAGTACCAGTGACGATCTACAATTAAAATGACGAGGAGGCTTATTTGGTATATCTGATCGTGATTTGAATTCAGTTTTAGGATAAACACGTCCATTATATTTGATACATATAGGAGAGGTCCTACTATCGAGTGTAGCCAACGATATCCATCCAAGCACACCAGATGTATTTGAATCCATTTCATCCTTTATAGACTCTCTTATTTGCTTTGCATATGTACGAGTTGCGGTCAATATCTGATTTTTGCTATTTGTTACTTGTTGCTTAAAAATCTCATTACTAAATGACTTCGGATTGTTCCCTTGTAATAGATTGTTTATTATCGATGCTTTAATATTCTTTGTAGTTCTTTCACTTGCTGATTGAAAAAGCTCCTCAAACGTATAACCTAATATCTTATCGTTATCAGGATTGTAAACTTGATCAATAATAGCAAAATTAGGATTTTGATTTAATAAATTTGCGTATGAATGTAAAAATACAACAGATGCGGCTGATAACTCTGCCACCATACTTAATTGTGCCTCATTAAATAAATCTGATTGTTGTGTTGCTATATCTTTTAACATCTTATTTAGTCTAAGTCTATTATAACTTGAAGGATCAATACGTATTATTTCAGAAATTAATGAGTCAAATAATTTCTTAATTGCTACATCGAACTGATCCATGCTCGCATACTTATACTTTTCAAAGAATAAGTCAAGTTTTATTTGGGCATCAGTTTTAAGCATTATTAGCCTCATCTATTATTTTTTGTTTTTCAACATCATAGTTTAATATTGAAATTATTTCACCCTTTATCATAGCATCCCAAAAGGTGTCAAGTGATATCAAACCTTGTGCTTTCATATTTATAATTTTATCTATAGTTTGAGCATCCATTGCAATACCGCTGAAATCCTTTGACAATTCTATACTAATACCATAATCAGTACCAGAATATTCACCGGCTATTAAGAAAGCGTTATTGATAGCTGAATCAATAGAAAATGCTAATTCAAGTAAGAAGATATTAGAGTTAGCGTCTGATATCTTTGCTTCCGTAGCTGTATTGAAACTTGAATTTAAAACCATTGAGATGGACATCTTCTCCATTTTCTCCTCTATCTTTTCAAGGTTAGACTCCAATGCTGATATTGATGATCCAGATATTTCGGCCCACTCAAAACCTTCTGATGATTTATCAGAAAATGAAAGTGCTCTATTAACACCAACTGTTACTCCTTCTTTCTTTAAAGAATTTTTGTCATATTCATTTGCAGAGAAAATTATAGGTACAGGTAATGCTGCTACCTTTAATATAGAATCAAGGTTAGATTGTGAATTATAATGTTTTATGTTCATATAAGCCAGATCCAAAAATGGAATATCTGCTGATAAGAAACCTTTTTTAGCCGAATAAACAGGAATTATTGGTACATAACCTAATGTATTTTCCCATTGTACTAAAATCTCTTTTCCTTTAAGAATATAACAAGTTCCAGCTGTAAGTACAATTGTTGCTGTAATCTTTATAGTCTTGAAATTATCTATTTTCTCATCTATTAACTGTGTGAAAACAATAGTATCTAATACGGCTACTCCATCTTTAAATACTATACTTTTATTTATTACATCACTTCGTTTTATGATCTTAAAAAAAGGTTTTATTTGACTTTTTGAGAATTCTGTAACTGTTCCATCTATGTTTTGACTATCTACCCAGATATAAGATAGACCATCCAAAATAGATAATTTTCCAATTTCTTTAATAAAAGAATCTATACTTGTTCCTGTACCGTCAACATTTTTTAATAAAGACATATTTTGTTCAGGAGCTGTTATATTTGGTTTCTTTCTTAAAAGCATAGAGGCTGTGTTATCAATAGACTTTTTGAATACATTATATAAAGTAGCTGTTTGAAGTCTATCAAAATAGTTTTGATCCTCCTCCATTGAATACTTATTAAGGTATCTTTGACCTGATAATTTTATTGTTCGTGTTCCCTCATAAAGGTCATTAACAAAATTAAGAAAATTTATATTGTTAGTGTACTCATTATCTTTAAAATCTATATTTTCAAACATACATTTAACCTCTTTTTTTATATTTATTTAGCATTTTATCATACATTGAAAATTTACGCAATCGTCGCACCATTTGAATAAACTATTAATGTCATATATATGTTATTTGTATCTGTAAAATCATTTATAGATTTTTGAACTGAATCAATATATTTGGCAGTACATCTTATATAAGTAGTTGTTGGTTGTAGAGTATCTGTAACATATGTATAAGCGAGAGGCGCCTCTGGAAAACCTACACATGCTATCGCTGCTGTTCCGATCGCAGTAGTAAAATTAAATTGTATACCTGTATTCGTTAATTGAGTCAAAGATGAAATATTATAAGATTTCAATATTGTTAAATCTGTCATTATTACTGCATAAGCTTTAATTTTTCCCATATTTTGTGCATTTTGTAATACTAATGACTTCCAAATTGTTTTCTCTACTGAAGGATCCTTATTTGTATTTCCTGATAATGCAATATAAACGAATGAGTTTAGAGTGACGATATCGCCTACACTATATTGATTAGTATTTAGCCATTTACGACCTTTAGCCTTCTGTCCTTGATTGAATAGGGACAATACAGATTTTGTTCCATTAACAATATCTGTATCACTCGCTCTTAATAATTTGTTAAGTAATGCTGATTTGTCGCAAACGTACTGATCACATGATAATTCTGTCATTTTTTTGTCCTCTATTTTTGATTTGGTATTATTGTAATGAAACCTAATTGACCTCTTATCAAAGAAGGCATTTTAAAAGTTATATAAGCTGATGCTCTTTCAAGGATATTTATTACATTAAATATAGATTTTGATCCATTATAAGCATTATGGCCAGCACAAATAACAAGATAGTTAGTATCAACAACCCCTGCTGCGGCTGGATCGAATTGTAAACGAAATACACCATTAGTTTGGTCTAAAACAGTCAAACTTGTCATATTCCAACCATCACTAATAACAAAATATTGAGCCCCATCGTAATACTGTGATCCATTTTTTATCCAGCAACACGCTCCTGCATATACTGATCCATTTAATAGATCACTTGTTGAAACTAACCCCCAGTATGTAGGCTGTACATCTGGTACATATCCTAAATTAGACGCTACTTTTGAAATATATATGTTATTATTATATGATACGATATCTCCTGATTTAAAAGATGTAGTACTTACCCAAGAGTCACCGGTTCCGCTTGAATTTGATATGGCCAAATCTGATAGATTAGGTATTGTATCTGATTGGTTACCTGCTAATTGAAATAGTAGCTCATTAAATCTTGATTGAACTGCTACTGCTCCATCTACTAATTGCTGATCTGTCATCTTTTATTCCTCCTTATGCTGCGAATATAATGTCTATTCGAGAATTCCAATTTACATATGCTCCATTTATTAATATTTGGATTGTATTATCTAAATTTAACTCTGTTCTACCACTTATAAAGTAGTCATAATGTAGGTCTGTATAAATAGATGCACCTGCAATTCTACTCCAGCTTGATATCTCAACTGAATCATAACTTATTGCATATACTAACTTTTTACCAGCTCCTGCTCTAATACTATCATTAACAACTACTGAAAACTCATTTGAATTAAGAACATTAACTGCCAATACATTTTTAGATGTGATAATGTTTCCACTTTTAAGCTGAAATGAAACGAATCCAATAATTCCTCGTCCAGATTTTGTACCAGTGAACGAAATTAACTTCCAATCTATTGTACTAACATCCGGCTGTTTACCTACATTGTTTGTTAACGAAACATATAGTGCACCATTCCAACTTATCATATCGTCAATAATATATGTAGTCGCTGCTGTCCAAGTTGCGGCGTTAGATACGATTTGACTTAACATATACTTTTGATAAGATGGCATTACAAAGCCATCACTTAATGTTACGTTTGCTGTTGGTCCGCCTTGAATAAAAGCGTTGTAATCATTGATAAAATTTGCTACTGCCGTAGTACATAATACTGCCATCTTTAAACCTCCTGTATAATTATCACTTCAAAAGTAACAGTATATTCCGTTGCTGTTGCTGATACCTGTAAGTTAGATATTATATCACAAAGATACTTTTTATAAGCTCCGGCAATAGATAAACTAATAACAAATAGATTTTTTGCTGAATCAATTGTAATAAAAAAGAAAGTCATTAATGTATCGAAATCCTGTTTACATACAGATATGGTTATATTCGATCGTCTTTTATTTTGACTTATTGATTTTTTAGCGAAACTTATTTTTAAATCCTCATTGGTATCAAATAGATGTTGTTCTTCAAATGAGTTCTCATTGAGAATAAAAGGGAACTCATCCGATGCTATTTTTATATCTGGGGATGATGTAACAATTGCCATCTTAATTCACCTCGTTATTAGTTAGTATATATGTTTCTTCATAAGTATTTATATCTGCTATACTTAAACTAATTAAGCTATACATATTATATAGTGCTAATGTTAATTTCTTTTTACTATCTGTTGCTGATATATATCCTGTAACTGATGTATTAATTCCTGAAAAGTCAAGAAACATTTCATTAATGGTAGAAGCAATAGATCTACATTCAATTGTTGACGGTGTCTTTTTCTTTAATATTCTTAATTCAATAGAATATAAATCTGCCTCAACTTGTGAATAGATAGGATTTTCAGTGATTATATAAGTAGTTATTCCATCTCCAAGGAATAGATCCATCTCTACTGGCAATACTCCATAGTTTAATGTTTGGTTATAAAATAGATCGAATAATTGTAATCCATTACTATCAATATGAAAACTTACACTATATTTTGTATATCCTGAATTATGAAATCTTTTTTTATAATTTGATGTGAACTCATCATTAAGAGAGAAACCGAAGTCAACTTCAAATCCTACTGATACGATACAGTTATTTAATTCAGTTAGTAGCTGCATATTTGTACCTCAATTTTTGTTTGTTATTATATCATATGTTGTATTATCATGCAATATTATTTTTAAAGCAAATATAAAAGTATTCTTAAACTAATTAAGATTTTTAAATAATAATGACATTCTTATTTCCACTTTTAAAGCATTCATCTAATATTACCTTATAATTAGACAGAAACATTTTTAGAGTAAATGTTTACTAAACAAAGAGGTACAAATAAAATGTTAAAAGTTTTTGATTTTAAAAACTGGATAAAAAATAACGGAATTAGTATTACAGCTATTGGATCTGTAATGTATACTAAAAAAACATCATATTTTGATTTTATCGATGAGTTCAAGGAAATATTAATAACTAATATAAATCAATTAGTAATTGATAACTTGAATTGGTACGATGTTTCACTTGAACAGCTAAACAAAGCATTAGAAGAAAAAACACTTATTGAATCTATTAGTAATTATGGACAAGTTTTTGGATTTGATCAAAAAACAATAAGCGAATATATAGCTGTACTAAAAATAATGGATCTTGATGTTAAACTATCATCTTCACCTATTAATGATATAGTAGTAATACTCGCTAACCAATCAGTATTATATAAGATGAAACATTGTAAAAAGTGTATTGAGTTTATATTAAAAGATTGAAACTATTTATTTTATCTCTCTTAAAATATGATGTTTTAAGAGATTGTAAAAAGAATTTAACAAAAAAGTCCCTGAAACGTATTTGAAGTTTCATAGTATATTGTAACAAAATAAAAAAGAGGTAAAAAAAATGGAAACATTAAACAACACATTCACTAACTGGTTCGCAAACGCTAAAATTAACTTTGACTTAGATGCTGAGTTATTAAAAAACAGACAAACTACTTTAAGTGGTTTTATTGAGATTGCAAAGATTAAGTTATCTGTAAAGATTAAAAACGCATTACTAAATAATTGTTCAGGTTTAATGGTTGAAGAAGAATCTTTTAACTATGCTTTAAATGATTTATCGATTAGAAATGCAATTAGAGATTATGGTTTTATATTTGGAATGAGTAAAACTGATTGTGAAAATATTTCAAATATCTTTAAGAAAAAAGCAATGATTAATGAAACAGATACTATTAAGTCATCAGATATGTTGATCATGATCCTTTCAAATTTAATAGTAAATGATATGGTTTTAATAAGCCTATCAAATTCCTTTAAAAAGTAGTAAATATAAAAGAAGTCTTAACCTATTTAAGATTTCTTTTAAAAAAGTCCCAAAAATGATATAAATTAATCTTTTATTGATAAAATTATCAATATAAAGTCCCCAAAATGTATTTATGGGTACATAGTATGTTAAGAATGAAAATTTTACCGGATGCTTTAAAAAAGGATCTGATAAAGTTTTTATTGAGTAATTGATAGGAACTAAAACAAAAAAAGAGGATACAAAAATGCAAAACACAACAACAACAGTAGAAACAGAGATAGCAACAGTGATAGCAACAGAGACAGTGATAGCAACACCAACAACAACACATGGAGATGCTTTTAATTTGAACTTGGCAACAATAATGAGAGATGGTAGAATATCTACTAATACTAAATTATTTTATGATTATATTCAAGGATCATATGTAACTATATCATCAGGAGAAGGCGTAGATAAGATTGACTATCTAAATAAAGAAGGAGCAACCCATAAAATTTTTGAAGCGTTCAAAAATGTAGGAATTGAACTTAAAAATCCTGCGGCTGCACTTAAAAATGTAAAGAAAACTAATATTGTTTTTAATGTATCAAGTGATGAAGAAGAATATACAAATAATTTTGGGCACTTCTATAATTTATTCAATAGAAAAAATTCAAGATTGATTGAGATGAGAGAAATAAGATCACAAACTGAAGAACGTTATATTGGAATTGATATGTTAAAAAGAGATTGTCCTTATACCTATGGTTTGTTAAAAAATACTCATGAGTATAATGATTTAGCCGTAGACCATTTTATAAACTATGTATCTGCATTCTTTTTAACTCGTAAGAAAATTCCAACCGCATTCTTATATGCTGGTTCAATTGAGGGTACTGGTAAAGGTGTTACATATACTTTACTTGAAATGATTATAGGTAAGCAATACTCAGTTCAGGCTGTGGCATCAACTCTCGAATCAACATTTGATGATATTGTAGAATCAAAATTACTATTATCATTTAATGAAGTGTCAAGTGATTTTAAAAAGAAAGATAGCGCAATGCAAAAACTAAAGATGTATATAACTGATAATTCTTTTTTATTAAACCCAAAAGGTAAAAAGAGCTATTCTCAGGACAATTATTTTATGATTTTAATGTCTACAAACCATGAGGATTCAGTAAAAATGAGTTCAACAGAGCGACGTTTTAATTTATTCTCACAAAGTAGAACATTAAAAGCAATGGCAGCAGAGGACTTCTCAATAGATGAGACAACTTTTTGTAATAACGTATATGCTGAGTTAGATAAGTTTATTAATTTTCTTTCTCTTTATGAATACGATAGAAAGAGAGCACAGCAAATATTCTTAACTGACGCAAAAATAAGATCACAAGAAGCAACTTCAAACCCATCTGAAAAATTATTTGAGTTAATAAAAACAAAAAATGTAGATGTTTTATGTGATAAAGTTTTAGAAATAATGGATTTTTTCTACGAAACAAATATTAACGATAGAAGAAAATATACTGACTCATATATTCTTTCAATACCTGAAAACATTTCAGTTATAAGAGATAGTTTAACTGACGAATTTGCACAAGACTGTGTATCAATTAAAACTCTTAGACGTCTTTATACATTACTCGTTGATGATAATAATTCAAAAACTGACAGAGTAATCGCCAAGATTTTCGCTTCAAAATTTGGTGAGTCTATCTCAAAAAGAATAAGCGGAGAACTTCTAAAAGTTAAGGTTATCGCTACAATCAAAACTTTATAATTAATGTTTTAGGTTAATTAATTTTAACCTAATTCATAAACTTTCAAATTCTTTAAAATTCTTTCATTAAAAAGTCCCTAAAAACAACTTCTACTTACATAGTATGTTATAAAACAATTAAGAGGTTCTAAAATGTTCTACTTTAAACAAAATATAAAAGGTAAAAATTTCACAGAGTTATTCGTTAGTGCACGTAAGCTATACAACCAGATATGGCACGCAGGACGTAATGATATCAATTTAAGGTTCAAGGATACAGATAAGGTGTGTTTAACGTCAGAGCATGCATTAAAACTCGGATTATCAATAACTCGATCAATAGTTGGTAACTACAATATAAATATGACAAACTATTGTAAAAATCAAGCAAAGGATGCTTCATATAGAAGACCATCATGTCGCTACGATGACTCGTTATTCTTCATAGCATTTTTTGGATCATCTTTTGAAATATCCTGGAATATACTATCATTAAATTTAAAGCATGGGATTGAGAAGTTTATTATCCCTGATAATTTCGTTAATAAAAATAAGAGTGTTCGTATGGTTAGACTACATAATGCACTCGATGGATCTTTCTATCTTATATATGAATATGAAGATGTTATTATAACAAAGAATACTAAACAATTTAAGGCTGGTATTGATTTAGGCGTTGATACATTAATAGCATGTTATTCAGAGTCAGCTCGGCCATTAATAATATCTGGTAAGTTTTTGAAGTTCAGTAATTATAAGTTTAATAATGATTATATCAAAGCTCAATTACAAAACGATACTCTTAAAATGAAGTCTTTAAAAATGAAAAAGAATAATTTTGATAAGACAGTATTCCATAACGCACTATCTCGTCTATTTTCATATCTCAACTATTCAAATGTTGGAGAGATTTTTGTAGGAGATTTCCATGGGGTAAAAGATAAAGGTGTTTGTAATAACTTCTATATGATACCGTACCATACTTTGAAAAGAAAGATAGCCGCATATGCTAATAAATTTGGAATTAAGTGCTCGTTTATTAATGAGTCATATACGTCAAAAACTTCATTTTTAGATTTTGAAGCTCCAAATAATCAAAACGTTTTTGAAGGTATACGATTAGAGCGTGGACTTTTTGTTTCATCAAAGGGATATAAAATTCACGCTGATGTTAACGGTGCATCTCAAATTCTATCTAAACGTTATTATGTTAAGGATCGAACAAATGCAATGTCAAAACCTTTTTATATTGATTTGGTTAAGGAACAATGTAAAGTTAAAAGTAGGATAAAAGACTTCATTTTTTCTGAATATAAAACAGATAAAAAAAGGAAAGAAGTATTGTCTGCAATATGCTTTAATGATTTCAAATTAGATAAATATTTATCTTTCAATGCTCATACGAGACAGGGTATCAAGGTTCAATATTTTTATAATATTAAAACAAGGAAAATAGACTATAAACACTTAAACTAAAATTCTTTTGCATATTAACTCCATTTTTTAAGGTGGTTTTAATATTTGCTGTATAATTTTAATTGTAAACCGTTTAATAATTCGGGTGCAGGGTGATTACCTTAATAATCTTAGAATGTAAAAGCCGGAAGTAGTGGCCGGCACAAAAAAATACTCTTTATTGAACGAATTTTGTTCTTTTTATAAAGTGTATAAGATGTAGATGTGCTTTTTACTTGAAGAATGAAGCTGCTATTGTTATAATTGTTCCGAAAATTGAAAAATAAATTTTAGTTAGATTTGATTTTATATTTAATATCTCTTTTTCGTTTGTAAGTATTTTTTCATTAAATGCCGGTACGGTTACTACCATCTTATTTAATTCTATAAGACCCTTCTCAATAGTTTCTATCTGTTTTGCCTGAACTCGTTGTGATCCGAGGATTTCAACTATGATTCTTAATTCACCTTTGATTTCTTTGATATCTTCTTTTAGTGAAACAACGGCTCCGTTAATTAATGTTTCTGTCATAATATATCCTCATTATTTTTATTTTAAGTAAAAAGAATTATATCTTAAAATAAAGATTTTTTAAAATCTAAATTTAAGTTATTTTAGTTATTTTGTTGTGGTTGGTCTTGTTGTGGTTGTGGTTGTGGTTGTGATTGGTCTTGTTGGTCTTGTTGTTGTTTATTTAGAATATCTAAACCTTTTGAAGATCCATAAAGAGTAATTCCATAACCAGCGAGCACCCCGGCATAATTAACATTAGCATGTTTGTTTATTATCATATCAACAATAAAACAAATTGATAGAATTAATCCTATTATTAATGCAATTAACCTTCCAGATGATTTTTCAGATTTAGACGATAGAAATTCTAATAATATATTTTTCATCTATGCTACCTTTATGAAAGTTTTATTACCATCTAATGATTTAAAAAATCCTCTGTAATCACCAGGTTTTGTACTTACCTCTATATGGAGCCATGTACCCTCATGAAGTACTTTCCTTAAATTTGGTATTAACCCTTTTTTATGAGCTATCATAAGTACGTTAAATGCATCCTCAACAGACATATTGTCAGGTGTTACATCTGCCGCCTGAAATATTGTATGTGCTGAATTAGGAAATTTAGATCCTACCGCTTTATTTAATACTGAATTTCTAAACCCTGAGTTTATATTTAACGGTTTATTTCCAAAAATACCTCTAATTACCTCTACAAGTTTTGATAGCTTAACTCCATCAATTAAAAACTTCATTGCATCAATTCTATTTTGTGCTACTAAATCTTTATGTGATGCGCTATTTGTTAATTCTTCAAATGAACAATATTGTGAGAACTCATTCATTTTTATATACTCTTAATAAATGAAGGAACAATTGGAAAAGTACTATCAACTGCTCTAAGCTCTTTTCTAAAATTTGTTAGTTCATCTATTTGATCAGGTGTTAAATTAGCTGGATTATCAAGTAATAAAAGATAGTCAGTATTACTTAAATATCTTAATGCCAAGTTTTTATTTGCTATTGATACATTAGATAGTGTTTTCTCAATATCCTCAATTACTAATCCTTTTGAGTCAAGCTTATACATTTTACTTGGATCTATAATAGTATCTGTTTTAAAGTATTCTGGATTTTGAGAAATAAATTCATCTTCGTCTATTCCTGGTGCTAAACATGTTCTACAAACATTTCCATCTATAATTGTTGCTATGGTCATTTTATTTTACCTCTTTTTTTATTTTATATCGCATTTTATCATAAAAAACATAAAACAATAAGTAATTTTATAAGTGTAATTGTCTTTTTATAGGGTATAACTTTTCTACCATATATCCGAGAGCGTCTATAACGTGATCCTGGCCTTGTGTTTTATCAGGTTGACCAGTTTTTGGATCATATGATTGCTGCTCTATATTTTCAGTTAACTTTGGACATTTTTTTATATTTATAAATAATCTTGACTCTCCTTGACCATTCAAAAATAAAGAGTTAACTGCCATTACACGATCTTTTATTCTTGGATTTGTTTTATTAACATGGATCCTAAATCCAGCTGAACGTAATAAGTGAATATCAGATGTTGAGGCATTATTAGTCTTTCTTTGATTACCGGCAGCGTCAGGATAAATATTAATAATATAGTCTTCATAATTATCTTTTAAGGCATCAATCATAGCGTTAGTGTCAAAAAGGTCTACAAATTCTTCAACTACTATTAACTCATTATCCTCTTCATTGTGTATAGCTATTACAGCGGCCATGTGGTCTACGTTGAAGTCCATTCCTATATGCAGTTCCTTTTTGTCTGCAGTATGCTTTAAAAGTAATTCAGTAGAGTTTATATCCCTATTAAAATTTGAGTAAACGTTTGCATTGTTTAAGTTTACAAATTCTCCATTTAGATAAGCTGAAATTAAGTTAGCAGGATATTGACGCATAAGATCTTCTATATAACTTGGAGGTAGGAAAATATTATTTTCAGTTTTACCCTTAATTATTACAAATTTTTCTGCATCTAATATATCACACTTTGCCCACTTCTCATACACAAATTTAAATCCTTCCGGGGTTGTTGTAATACATCCAGTGTTTATTTCTGAGTATGGTTTTTTTTGACGATTACGAGCTACTATCTTTTCAAAAGCTGATTTAGCTTTATCCTTTTTTAAAGTATCAAGTTCATCTATCCAAAAGTCTCCATGTTCATAACCAATTATTCTATCGTCATTTTCAAGTGATCTAAATATTATCTTAGCATTAAATTGTGGTATATATAATGTCTTATCTGTTTTATTTAAGATATATTTAATTTGCATTGAAGAAAGTATTTGTTCAAAACGAGCAAATAGAATAACCTTAATAAGATCATATGTTGGTTCATAAATTCCGAAGTTATAAATACCAAGTTGGTTAAGTTTAAAAGATAGTCCATATGTTTTTAACATATTAATTGTTTTTATTATCCCGGCCTCAGTTTTACCAGATCCATATCCTGCTACTAAAGCCGGATACTGTGCTCTACAGTTTAAAAACTCTAATTGGTGTTTGAGGACTTTTAATTTTGCTTTAACTTTCATTCTAAAAATCCTCTTTTTTATTTATAAAATTTGTTGTTTTTATTTGCATAATGTACTATGTCCATTATACAAAATATTTATACTTTTTTTTGTATGATTTTTTTTGATCTAAATACCATATTTTATTTGATTTGAAATACGTACTGCTCGATCACCTACTTGTGATGCCCAATCAGATTTTAGTAATTCTTGAGCTGCTTCTGTATATTTTGACTGATTTAGAAGTCTCAAAGTATTAACAAATTTTAGTAGTCCATTTGTACCAAGATTAAAAGCAATATTAATTAATGCTTCTTGTCTAACTTCATTTATATTTTTAAAGAAAGATAGCTTTGTACTTAATTCTAATCTAACTTTTTTAATATCATTCTGTAGCATGTAATAGGCCTCATCCTTTGATATACCTACATTGTCAAGGTTACGACCATACCCAACTGTTAAGACGCCTACAGTGTCTTTATATGGATTTGATCTAAAACCTTCATCTATCATTAGTTGTGTTTCTAAATTAGTCATATTTATACCTCTTCAAATTCGAAGTCTACTACTTCAATTTTAGAGTCAACTTCTGTACGTTCTACATAACCTCTTGATTTTCCAATTGTTTTAAGATAGAAAATTTGAGCAATAACATTTCCACTCATAATATTCTTTTGTAACATAGACTCTACAATATCAATTTTAGAGTCACGTATATCATCTGCGAGTTCTTTAAAAACTTCATTTGCTGAATACCAATTATAAAATGTCTTTCTTGATAGTACACCCATTGATCTTAACGCTGCCGATATATTACCAAGATTTTCAGAGAAAAATTTTAGAAAAACACAGTGATCAATATTTATTAGTTTTTGGTCTACAAATTCCCAATATTCACTTTCACGTGCTATTTTCTCTTTTTTAGACATTACCGGTATTTTAGGTGTAGTTGTTGGTTTAGGTATAGTCTTTGGTTGTGGTTGTTTTTTTGTAGCCATTATATAACCTCGTTAAGTAGTCTTTCTGCATAAAAAGAAATCTGTATAAGTTCTCTTTTAAGTTTATTCTTTTTGTGTGTATCCAACTCATTTACAAAGTCTATATTATCATAACAATACAATAAGGGAGCATGGCATGCTTGAATATCAAATTTTACCATCTTTTTGTATGATTCTATTTCAGATTGAAGGGACTCACAAACCTTAAGAAAAAAAAGTCTATATTTATCTAACTTAATACCTCCATCGAGAAGGTCATCATAAATAACTGTCTTTGAAGTAGTTTTGTTAAATTTTATATGTAGCGAGTACAGATGCAGTGTTAATGCATCGATATCATCATTATATATTTCTAAACATTCAGACAGTAATTCTTTATTTGGACTCATTACTATCACCATTAAATTTATTTATTAACTCTCTTATCTGAATTTTATCAGATTCATGTTCCAAATTTTGAGTATATAGTAAGGCAATATAATTCTTAATTTTTGTTAGATCATCTTTTGTAAGAATTTTATTAACAATTGGAATCTCTGGCTTATCCTTTTTTTGTGTTAATACTTCAGGAATATATATTTTATTTTTTATTATTGTATTAGGTAGTGGTGTAGGCTCTTTTGGAGCACATCCTGACAAAGATAACATTAATGCCATAGAAAGTATTAGCTTAATCATTTGATGCCTCCTGAGCTCTTAAAACAACGAATAGATCACTTATGTCTTCAGATGATAAAGCGTTATCTAAAACCTTTTTAGTTTTTGTTTGATTTCTCTTCATTGCTGATATTGTATCATCACATGCAGATGCAATAATCTTTTGTTGATCTTCTGAATTTTGCTTTATATTTTTAATATCATTTTTAAGTGATACATTTTCTGTTTTTGCTGATATCAGATTATCATTAGAAGTTTTTAACTCATTTGTTAATCTATTTATATTGAGCCACATTATTATGAAAGCCATAGACAATGATACAGCAATTGTCAAGTATATATAATTTATATACGGAGCTAAGAATGTTTTTATTACGTTCATTTTTTTTTACCTCATGTTTTAGAATATTATATCACTTTTTATTTAAAAAAACTATCTCCATCTCTATTTTTTAGATTTAAATAGTAAGTATTTATTTTATTTTCTACTGGGATCTTTATGCCAAAGTTAAGGTCAAGCAACATATAAATCTCTTCAATAAAAAAATTATCTTTAAATGTAATAAAATCACTTATTAATAACTCATTTTCTTCATCATTAAACTTTGATATATTCTTTGATAGAATATATTGTAAAGATCTTATAAGTCCTTGCTCATAATTCTCATTATTATCACTTAAGAATTTCTTAACAATCTTAACTATTTCATTTTTTGTTTTAATGATAACATCTTCATTTGTATAAAATCCATACAGTGATGAAACAGCAACTAAAATATGAAAATCAATATTCTTATATATATTTTTTCTTATATAATCAAGTTTTAAGTTAAGTATTTCAGTTATAAATGATCCGTCACTATTTCTTGAGTCAAAATATTTAATATCTAAATCACAGTTTCTATCACCATTTAATAAACATGATATGTTTGAGTATTTGTCCATTATTAGAACCTCTTTTATTTTTAAAATTATAGCATCTAATGGTTAAAAAAAACATATATCTATTATTTTCTTTGTTACCGTAAAAATCCAATAAATCATTAAATATTTAAAGTATGTTGTAGACTTGGTCATCTGTTACCGTAAATCAATAGCTTACGGTAACAGAGCAAATCCCTGAATATTGGGCTTTATAAGGTGTCTGTTACTGTTACCGTAATTTTCCAAGTCCTGATGAAAACATATATATCATATTACTATGTGTTATCATCTAATATATAAATATTAGAGTAATAGAGTAACATATAGTATATTTAGTATATAAAAGCCCTATATCTTGGGCTTTGAGAGTGTTACTCTAATGTTACCGTAATGTTACTGTAATTTAATTCTGCAACATGCTTTAAAAATTAAAATGGATACTAATACTCTTTTAGTAATAAACTAATAAACATACACAGACTCGTCGTATTCCATCAAAGTGATAGCAACTTCCATAGAACGATTTATATCATCATCATTTTTTCCCGGAGCAATAGATGTAATAACATAATCTTCAATTACCTTTGTTGTAAGTCCAATATTCACATAAAAAGAATTTGTGAAGTTTATAGTATCACCACCAATTATTGTTAATGTATTGGTATATGGTACAGACGATATAACTTGCATTTTATCATATGCCACTCCATCTGATGAGTATATAACAATTGAGTTATCCTCGGAAGGATCTATTGTAACATACTGGCTTAATTGAATTGTAGTAGTAGTTAACTGATAACCCTCACATGTAATATAGTTTTCTAAATATTCAGTAGCCACACCAACCCTTGAATATAATTCAGGAATTAACCCCTCTATATCTGTTTTAATAGAACAAGTTTTTAATATTTTTGTTTTCTTATTATAAAGAAATTGACATATTTTTTGTGCATCTACTATATTATTAACACCTGGCAAAATTGTCTCATCAAAATCAGTTATTGACGGATCATCTGGAAAGTAAAAAGTTGATAGGTTTGCTTCTCCTTTTGGAAGGTATTTACCCTTAACTCCTTTCACTAAATCATCATCTGCTTGCAAATTATAAGTAAAAGTTATTTCCTTTGTGTTCTTACTTGAAAAGACCATAGATCTATAAGGCATTAATGTTTCCAGCTTAATTATAAATTTATTTAAGTAAGGATATATTACATATCCAAATGATTTTAAAACTGAATTTATTGTATCAAAAACATTTTCTCTTTTATCTATAACATAAGAAATTTCATTGTTAAGCTGTCCTCTTATTTCGAGGTATTCAAGGCTCATTCCCATTCCATAGTCAATATTTGTCCATAGATCTAATACTAAATCTCTTAATGTAGAATAATTACCTCCAACACGTATAGTATCAATATTAACAGCAGTACCTGATTGTCCGCTTATTTGTCCATTTGTTTTAACAATATAAGAAATTAATGTAAAACTGTCAACATCAGTAAGTCCCTGATCTGATTCAAATCCAAAAATACCATCGATAGTTCCCTCTTTTGTACCTCTCGCACTTGGAGTATCCAACCTAACAATTTTAACTTTATAGCGACCTGGTTTAACAGGTACTAAAACTGAACTTGAAAATTTGCTCTTTGTTGCTCGTTGGAAGTTATGATTTTCTGTATAGCTATAACCTGTTAATACATCGTTATCATCTATTTCAGATATATTGAATTGGAATTTTGCTGTATCTGACTCCTCATTTCCCTTATCATCTACGCTAAAAATTCCTCCATTGAACGCATAATTAACCATTATTCTATCAACGATGGTATTAACTGGGTTCACAACATAATAACCTGACGATCCCGCTCCGTCATACATTTTTATTGTAACCATTGGCTCAATATCACCCATTCCAGTATTAGGAATTGAGAACGTTATTGCTTGAAAATTATATACAACACCGTATATAGTTATATTTGTTGCACCATCTACATAAGTATATTGGCTTACAGGAATTCTTTGGTTATATGTTAATTTTCCAACTTTTGGAATAGTACCTGCAGCTTCTGGTATTGTATGTGTTATGAGTGATATCATTCTTGTATCCAATCCATAATTTGTAGACGCTATATTTCTAAATGAGTCAAGATATCCTGATTTAGATCCAGTACCTTGTTTATAGTAAGATAATGCCGGAGCCTCAAACATATTGATATTTGTATCTCCAATAAACGCATTCACTATATCATAGTCACCAACACCTAAACATGTATGAATTATGGTATATTCTTGCTCTTCTATTAATATTTTATAAATAGGAGCTATTAATTTTGTATAACTTCTAATTTGGCCATATTGTATTCCTATTGGCTCTCCTATATTTGCCTGAATTTGGTTTATATTTGCATTATATACAGAGTGACTATTAGGAAGTGTATCTGGCTTATGAGGAGGGAATAATATTTTAATCAAATATGCAACTACAAGGCTAATTACCATCCCTATTAAAAACGAACTAAAAGGCTCCTTTGGTAGAGATAAAACTGTAACTACATCATCATTAGTTATAAAAGTATCGAAATCATCCAGTTTTATTTCAGTTTTATTTAATAATACAACTTTGTCTTTATCAAATCCAATAGGAAATTTTGAAGTTAAAAAAATATATAGAGGCTGTGGCTCTATGTTATATGTATCATAATCACTATTATCTTCTGCTATATTTACAGAAAAATTTCCTATTTTATAATCTAATTCAGTTCCGAGTATATCAATTTCCTTATATTTCATGATGTATATCAACCTCTCTAAAAATTAAGTAATTATAACTAAAAAAAGACATTTTAGCTATACGATCGATTACTACTCCATATGGTCCAGTATCTGCATGTATAAACGATCCTTTATCTGTTATCATTCCAATATGACTATATATCTTGCTTGTTCTCCTTACAAAGATTATTATATCACCTGATTGTTCTAACCCTTCCTCTATTAATTCATAAAAACTTTTTAATCCTTTTATTGTTGATCTTAAATTAAGCATTGACTTCATAGTAGATATTGTTTCTCTATATGTATCTGATAGCTCACATATTAAACCATTACAATTTACAGCTCCTCTATCATTCTTAATAAAGGCATCATCTGCATATTCTATACCGATATAATCATTAAAGTCTATCATAGGTACTTTAATGATCTAAATCTTTCGATTGAATATAATTTATTTGGGACTTTTTTCTGAATAGATGTAAGTAGTGTCCCGGTAATTGATAAAGTTTTATTAGAAATATTTATCCCGCTAACATGTATTAAAAATGGACTTTCAGTTTGTGGGTATCCATATGCGCCTTCCATATAAAATCTATACTTAACCTGTATCTTTTCGTTTGATGTTCTAATAATATTTTCTATTTCCTTTGTATATTGAAAGCCTACAGTTGCAAAACCAATATTCATAGATAAGATTCCGTTTTCTGAATATTCCGGGAGATCAACAATAAAATTAGACGGAGTAAACAATTGAGTTGTTCCGTCTTCAATTTTTAAATTTAAATTTTCAGGAAATTTACACAAATAGTAATGTAAACCACTTGAGTGACTTATTTCTAATGTTTCAATTAATCTCTCTCTGCTTGATCCTAAAAAATTCTTTTTTAATTCTTCACTTAACATTTAATTACCTCTTATTTATTGCATATTTGTTTGCTGTAACTTTATCCATTATTGAACGACCAGATGTAATACGAGCTGCTAACATCTTATCTATCTTACCAATATCAATATCAGTAGATCCGTCAGGATTTTTTGTTGTATTGATATTATGCCCAGTATAATTATGGATATTTATTATACTTCCAATTTGACGTGCAATTGAATCACTACTATGCATAGTAATACCCAATTTTCCATTACTACCTCTTTGTAGAGGCATAATAGCTTCCGGGCCAGCTTCACCCATTAAACCAGTCTGATTTGAAGACATACCAAAATATGTTGGAGATGTTATTACAGTTCCAGTAGCGAATTTTTGTAATGATCCTCCTTGAAAAACACCTCCATTTGCAAATGCTCCTCCTCCTGTTATATACTGAATTCCCATTTGTACTACTTGTCCAAGCATACCACCAGCTTTTGAAGATCCTGTTATTTTTGTCATAATATTAGTAGCCCATTCTGATAGTTTTCCTGCTAATGAACTAATCAATTGACTAAATCCTTGACCTACATATGATGTAAAAGAACCCAACCATCCTGATACTGTAGACATAAGCCCAGATGCCCATCCTCCTAATCCAGATGACCATTGACTAACACTTTCTGTCCAACTTGACGATGCATCTGTACTTGATAATACCTCTGTTGTATTTTTTTCTATTGCTGATGTATTATCCTGTGTAGCATTATTAAAAGCGTAATCAGCTACATTTGCGTTATTTGCTGCATCTTGGAACGTAGTCGTTGACTGATCAGATGCATTAGATTGACTTTCTCCTGTTGTTGAGGTTTGGCCAATATCTTTAGATGAGTAATCCCAAGCATTAGATGTTTGTTTTGAAGATACATCCCATAAATTTTTACTTTTCCCTGATCCCATTTTAGATACAATCATCATCATAGTTTTTTTGAGATCATCTATTGCTTCTTTAAAAGCTGCACTAAGCTTTTCACCTAAACTTAAACTACTACTATCAATTGTAGTTGTTATTAAATTAGCATTCAAGTTAGCCGCTTTTGTTTCTTGTATATCTAAATCATTAGAAGTAATAGGTACTATTTTTGCACCGGTATCATTTGTTAATACATCACTTTTAGAAATTGATAATTTTGTAGCTGCTGTTGCGGCATCTGTTGCGGCTGTCGCTGCTTTATTAGCTGATGTTGCTACATCTGTTGCTGCCGATAATACTTCATTATTAGCTTTTACATCTGTATTATTAGTATTCAATGGAGCTACAACACCACCTTTTTCAGCTACTTTTGCTACTACATTAGTCGCTGCAGTTGCTGCGTCTGTTGCTGCTGCTGCGGCTTTTGTTGCGGCTACTGAAGCATTGTCTAAAGCTACAATAGATGAGTCAATAGAAACTGGTTTATCTGCTTGTCCAGTTATTCCTGAAAATAATTGCATTGTTTGTTTTGATAATGCTTTTATAGCCATTGCTTGAATATCTTTTAATACATCTTGTAAAACACTTTTTCCAAGTTCTTTTAGGTCTTTGAATTTTTTACTTGTTGAATCAAAAAAATCTGTATATCCTTTATTTAATGCGCTTTCAACTGATCCGAGAATTTCTTTTGCATAGCTTGCATAATTTTCTAACTCTGACTTTTGTTTTATCATAAATGCTTTAAAGACATCTGAAAATGATTGGCTTGCTTCTAATTCAGCTATCTTGATTTTGTTATAACCATCTGCAATTTTTTCTTGATCATTAAGTTTTATTTCAGTAAGTTCCTTTTGATTCAAAGTAGACTTTCTATTTTCTATATCAAATACTTGAGCATCTAATAGTAAAGCCTCACTATATTGTTTTGTTAATTCAAGATATTTTATCTTATCCTTAAGTGTAGCTAAAGACTTCTCATCTATTTTATCTTGTGCCTCTGCATTAATTCTAATTATTTCAGCATTTACCATCTCTGCTTTTTGAGAGTCGCTATATCCTGTATTACTTGATTTATCATATCCAGCATTTTTTAATGATTCATAATAAAGTTTAATTTTAACTGTTGCTTCACTTGCGAAATCTTTTATTTCTTCAAAATATTTTAATTGAGAATTTAATGTCTTATTAACATCTTCTGACTCAAGGTTTTTGACTGCTTTGCTAAATTCATCGATACGAATTGTTTTTAAAGCTATTTTTTGTTCATCGAGTAGATCCAGTGAGTCTACTTCATTATTTATTTTCGCTGTTCCTACTATCAATAGGTTTTCATAATCTTTTACACTTTTATAGAAATCTTCATATACTGTTAGAGCTTGAGCATAAGATGCTGATATTTTTGCAATAGATTTTGATGTTTCCTCGTCAATTTTATTATTAGCAGCTGCGATCATACGTATTTTTTCATCAGGAGAGTAATCCTTTGAATTTATATCATTTGCGGCAATACTCTTTTTAATAGATGATGCTTTTTCAATATCTGCTGTATCTTCTGCATATTTCAATTGAAGTTTTAATTTGTCATCTTCAGCTTTTGCTAAATCTTTTATTTTTTTCTTATTTCTTTCTTCTTCTTTTTTATCTATCTCAGCATTTCCAGATTTAAGATAATTTGCGAGTTCAGCTCCTTTTAATTTATGAGTATTTAAAAGTTCAAGATAATTTAATTTAAGTTTGTATTCATCAGCTTTCCTTAAATCTCCAGTTTTAGTATAGTACTCTATTTTTGATTGTAATGATTCCTTTTTATCTTTTAAAGCATCTCTATTTGCTTTATCTCGTGCAGATTTTATTTTATCAATATGACTTTTTTTATCTTCTAATTCTTCATCATCTATCTTTTTAAAACCATATTTTGAAACTTCGGCAATTCTAAGTTCCTCAATTCCATTTTTTCTCATCTCATTTATCTTATGACTTAAAAGAAGTCTTTCAGACTCATATTTCTTACCAATATCTTCTAAATATTGTGCGTCTGTTTTAAGTTTTGATTGTTTATTAGCATAATCACTATCTTTAGTATCTGTAACTAATACACCAGTTTTAACAAAAACACCTGATCCTTTGGCTGTTTCTTTATATGCTGATTTTAGTTTTGATAATTCATCATATGTTTTTTTAATAGTTGCGTTTTGTTGTCCAAGCTGATCATTTTGTGATTTATTAAAAAATGAAGAGTCTTTATATTTTTGAGCAACCAATAATTGTTCAGATTTTAAAGCTTTCATTCTTTCATTTATTAAAGATACTTGTTGTGTAGCATCTTTACCATCTAATGAATTTTTAAATTTTCCTATAAAATTAGCAGATTCCTTATTTGAATTAGTAGCAAAAAAATCATCTTTTTTCTTTCTTACTGAGTCAATAACTGAACTCATTGCAGTAAATCCAGCAACAGCTGCAGTTATTCCAAGAATATATGGATTTTTTAAAACAGCAGAATTAAATCCTAATTGTGCTAATTTAGCTACTGTTATAGCTGTTGCTAATGTTCCTAATGCAACTACAATTGTTTTTACTATTTCATTAGTTACTGCATATTCATTATTATTATTTTTTATTACATCTGATATACCTGATAATCCATCTTTTATTAATTGAAATACTCCTGATGTCTCAACTAAATTAACCTTAAACTCAGTCCAACTATCTGATAAATCAGACGTAACACCAGCCCAGCTTTTCATTGTAGCTTTACCAGCAGCGTCAAAGTCTTTTAATTTATCCATAAGAAATTTAAATAAATCACCAGCAACTCTATGTTGTTCAATCGTTGCTGTTGTCATTTTTGTAATGGTACTATTTATTCGAGAGTCCTTAGACATATCACCCTCAAAAACAGATCTCATTTCCTGGCTAAGTTGATTCATAGGTATATTTAAAGCAGCCGCAGCTTGTGTCATACCAGTAACATATTTAACTGTCTGGTCAAGTGTAAACCCAACCCTTTGTGCAGGTCCAAGAGCACTTTGGAAACCTTCAGCTAATTGTGGTAAAGTAGCCGCAGTTTCAATATTTGCTTTTCTAAGCAAACCCATAACCCTTGTAGCATCATTTTGGGCCATATTAAACTTTTCCATTGCACTTATAGAATTACCAAGTGAGTCAACATTTGCAGAGTTTGATGCTATAAGCGCCGAAATACCTATTTTCATACCTTCCATATTACCGGCAGATGTTATTGATGATTTGAATTGTCCTAATATTACACTAAAACCAATATAAGCAGATGCGGCTTGTCCTATTACAGAAATTAATGATCCCATAGATTCTCTGTTTTTATCGTTAGCTACACCTAATAACTCATGATCAGCGGCCGCCTTTTTTGCTTTTACACCAGCTTCAGCCATAGCCTGACCAGCTTTTGTAGCTTCATCTGCAGCTTTCTCATAGGCTATAGCTGCATCATTTGCTCCTTCCGCTCCTGATGAACCCATTTGTTTAGCTTTCTCACCAGCAATTGCTGCAGCTTCGCTTAATTTATTGAAATTTTCGGTAGCAATAGCTAAATTCTTATTAGCAATATCAACATTATTTCCAAGTGATTTTAAGTTTGATTCAACGTCAGATAATCTTCTACCTTTCTCATTAAGTTCAATATCGATTCCAAATTTCATAAATTATACCTCGAGCTATATTTTTTCATATTATATCATAGATATTTTTTATGATTTTCTCATTTTATTATTAATATCTATTATTATTTCAATTGCCATCTCTGTTTCCGCTTCATCTAAATATAAGCTTAAATAAGAAAGTGTAGCTGTTATGTCAACATTTCCATTCATGTCCTTAAAACTAATACATTTAACTATTAATGAGATTATCATATATTGAGGTTTTGATATGTCGGGGATTTTGTGTATGCACTCGTATAAGTTATCACCTACGAGCTCATAAAGGTCTCTATTAGAGTCTTTTATTTTATCATAGGCAACTTCACAAGGAGTGCCATTTTTTTTGTGTAGAGGGGCTAACCTACAAGCTTTGCATACATCACTTGAGAATGCAAGCCAGTTAACATATTTTGCTATTTTTTTTTATCCTTTGATATCTTCTCTGAAGCTTTATTTATAACTTCCTTACAGAAATCTGGATTAAAATTAAATATAATTCTTTTGTTTTCATCTGTACAATCAAGAATTTGTTCTATATCTGATCCATCTTCAGCATATGACTCTCCAATAATATTATCCCATGCAATTACTGATTGAGTGAATACTTCCTCTGCGAATTGCATAACATCCTCTTTACCGTCATCATTAGTCGTTTGATTCATTATACTCATTGATTCTTTGAATGTTAAAACTTTTACAGTGAAAGAAAACTTTTCTCCCTTCATTCCAAGATCTTTTTCATTAACTGTTACTATTTTTGCTGTTGATCGTAATTTCATTTTTATACCTCATTTTATAATTAACATTATTGTACAACTTTTTTTATAATAAATCAAGTAAATAACTACCTGAAATTGTTATTTTATTACCTAAACATAATGTTGGTGACTTTTTATGTTTTATTGCCTTAACTGATACATCTAAATCACTTGACTGTGACATCATATATAATTCAAGGTTTGAAACATTATCTTTATCAAGTAATTTTAGCATATATTCACTGCTTGGATATTGGTATCTCATTATGTTAACCTATTATAAGAGAGATTGACTCTTCATATGATTTTAGCATAATTGATACAGAGTCTGCTCTAATATTATTATCGAAAAAGTCCATTGTTAAAAGTGTTAACTCTTTATCATCTGAATGTCCAAGTGACATAAACTTTGTTTTTATTGACTCCAATATACTTAAAATTAAATCTTCCATCTTTTTATCCTCTTTTTTATTTTATGTATTGTTATAAGAGGTTTTTTACATAATATATAATGTTTTGATTTATTTTCTTTGTTACCGTAAATATCTAATAAATCATTAAATATTTAAAGAATGTGGTAGACTTGGTCATCTGTTACCGTAAATCAATAGCTTACGGTAACAGACCAAATCCCTGAATATTGGGCTTTATAAGGTGTCTGTTACTGTTACCGTAATTTTCCAAGTCCGGATGGAAACATATACATCATATCACTATGTATTATCATCCTATATATATATTTTAGAGTAATAGAGTAACATAGAGTATATTTTTAATAGCAAATCCCTATATCTTGGGATTTTAAGGTGTTACCGTAAGTGTTACCGTACTGTTACCGTAATAATTATAGTAACTGAAATCTGCAACATGCTTTAAATATTTAATGATTGATTAGATATAGTTTTTAGAAGTAATAAAGTGATAAAAAAAAGAAAGTTATAGAGAAGGAATATTGGCCGCAGGGGCCAAATATTAATATGATGTAGCGTCGTTTACAAGTTCGAAAACAATAGCATCAGCGCCAGCTCCATTTTTAAAAGGAGAATAAATAACAGATACTGAAATAGACCCGGGAGTAGAGATCTCAGGAGTTGTTGGAGTTAATGTACCTGTTGGCATAGTAATCTTCAAGTAATCACCATTAGAAGCAGTAGCTTGAATAGTAATATCAAATGCAGTACCAAGTTTTGATGCTTCAATAAATCTTACGTTATCAGTATCAAGAACGATAGCAAGATCACAAGAAATCGCAACACTTCCATCAGCTATACGACCAATCATACCTTTATTAGATAAAAGTCTTTTACCTTCAGAGTTGTTATTTAATGTGAATTTTAATGTTTCAATTGCAGCTGTAATAACACCACCAGTAGCAGAAGAAATAGCAAGCTCAACGTTTTGGAAAGTATTACCATTCCATAAAGTATCTTTTGATTCTCCATTCACTTTATCAGAATTTGAAAATGAAAGTGCATTAGATGTAACTTTAACAAGATTTAGAATTTTACCTACAGTATCAACAGTACTAATCATATTTGTTTCAGATACATTGCTAATTTTTGTAGCAATTGCAATAGTAGTTTCAAGAGGTCTTGATAAATAAACTTTATCACCAGAAACAGCCTTAACTTGATAAACAACAGATCCAATATATAGTAAATCACCAGTAGCTACAGCTAAACCTTCACCTGAATTTAATTCAATAACAGAGTTTCCAGCATAAGCAATAGAAAAAGTAGATCCTACTTTTCTAACCAATGTAATAACATCTCCATCATTAAATCCTGTAACAGATGCTAATGTTATAGCAGACACACCAGCTGCCACGTTTGCTGTTATTGCACCAGCAGTAGAGTCAGTTTGAATTGTTGAAAAATATTCGTTTGTACCTATGATATCACATGTACCTAAAAGTTCACCTTCTCCACCCATTGACATATTAAAAGATTTCGCTTTTAAACCAACAGATTTATAGTTAACATCTGAACCATTCAAAGTTTTTTCAACTTGAAAAGATGGTAAACAAGTATCAGTAATCTTGAAAGTATGTTTATTTTTAGTACCAACAGCCGCAGCAGCATATGTATATGCACCAAGAATATTTTTTAACCAAAAACCAGTTTGTAAGTTGTCAATAGCAAATTCAATAGCACCTGTTACATCGATATTACCCATTCCAGGTTTTGAAGGTGATCTACCAGCTGTTAACAATTGAGACGCCACAGAGTTTTGAGCGTATTTAATTGTATTTGTTTTAACAAAAATAGTCTTGAAACCATTAAGTTCAGTTAACCCAAAATTTGTTTCATTTTTAACTTTAACGATAAGGTTTGATCCTTGAAGTCCATTACATGTTGCCATTTTATATATCCTCGCTTTTTTTTATTTTATTTTAACATTATACCAACTATTTTTTATTATTACAAATCAAGTGATGCACATACTTCAAAATCAATAAATGAAATGAATAAGTTCCCGGCATCATTACGTATAGGTGATCCCATAACATCAAGTGATGTGAATCTTAATTTATCTCTTGGCAAAGATCTAATAAAGAAATAAACATCATCAAGAAGTATCATAGACCTTGTAGGGTTCTTCTCAAATACAAATATACGTAATGTACCAGTATTATCAAAAGCTGCATCATCATCACTTAAAAACACTCTTTTAGGTCCATTAGGTATATATGATAATGAAATGTAAGAATCATTATGTTTTACCTCATCTGATGAATCAAAATGTACTTTTGATAATGTAAAACTTAAAAAGTATTCATTTATTTTTTTAATTATTTTTCCGTGTTTCATAATATTAACCTCCTATTTCTTTTGCCCAGTTTCTAATGTGAGGCAGCACACCATCAGGAAGTTGATTACTTCCTACAAATTTATTTCCGTCAAAATGACGTCCAAGTACGAGTAAGTAGTATGCATATGACGCATCATTACTTAAATGAAATGAGTAGTTTGACGTTTGGATAGGTTCATTCCAACTACTTCTTAAAAATCCTGTATCTACTGGCGTCATAGTTTCAAGTTCAGATTGTAGTTGAAATACTGAATTTTTAAATTTATCCATTAAATTTTTTCTTAATTCGTTTATTTCACTACTTATTGTCGAATCAAAACTACTCATTTTTTTATACTTAATGGAATTTTATATAGAGCAATATCTAATTTATCCATTACTACGTTAAATGGATTAACACAATAATCTATGTTATCAATTGTTATAATTGAATCCTCTGTAATTTCATTAAAAGGAGATAGTAATATTGTTAACGATACATCAGATTTAACATAAGTCATTTTTCCACTTTGTGATCTTGATTGAAGTTGCTCTGAATTACTTTGATTTGATCCTATATCATTTTTAACAATAGCACAAAAAGAATCATATGAGCTTAATAGAATCTTTTCAGTTTCTCCTAATTCAATATTAAAAGAACCTGTATCAAAAATCTTTATAGTACACTTAACACCAAGTTCTTTTAGTATATCATCAGCTATAATATTAAATCCAGACATTTTAACCTCTTGATACTTTTATTGACATAGATCCAATATATGAACTAAGTGTCTGTTTCAAATATGGATGTGTGTTAAATACTTCAAATATTACTTGTTTATTTTCAAAATAACTTTTTTCGAGAACATCTGCCTTAACTAACGCTACTTGTGCTTGATAATTTGTTTTCATAACAGTATCAACAGTACCAAGCTTAATTTGAGCTGCAATATATGCAGTAGCTTTCAATATGTTATTTGGAACTGTTGTCTGATATGATCGTGGGAATTCCAAAGATTGAGTTGCTACTAATTTATCACCAGAATATGAAAATAACATATTTAGTATATCAGTAGCATTGATTAATATTTTTTCAATATCTGGATCAATACTACAATTTGGAAAATTAACAAAATAATTATTATCAGCAATAAGTTGCATTTCCTCAACAGTTAAATAACTTGTTGCTGTTTCAGTTGTTAGATCTGTTAATGGAATAAAATCAAACATTGTTATTTACCATTATATTCTGCTGCACTATTAACATCATCAAACATAGATCCATCTTTTGTAATAAATCTACCAGAAACAATTTTAATTCCTGAATAGTCAGGATTATGTCCAGTATTAATAACATCATCATTAGTATTTTCATTATTAATAGATTCATCATTGATAATATTATCATTAACAACTTCATCATCAGTAATATCTCCGACTTCTTCACCTGAACCATTAATTAGTTTTAATAGATCTGTAACAGTTGCTTTTGGATCAAATTCAATTCCGAGATCTGTTAATTTAGTTTTAGCTTCACTTTTTGTCATAATTTTATACCTCTTTTATTTTATTATTATATCAGAAGTATATCAGAATTGAAATTTAAAATCAAATTTTATAATACATTGATAAATGATAAGCATCTACAATATCTTCGAATCGTTTTGCTATATCTTTTATTCCTGAAACTTTAGATAATTCTTTTATGATTTCATCATCAATACAGTTTTTCATATCTGGTTTAGTTGCTTTCCCGGATCCTTGACTTTTTAATTTTAAAGAATTTGGAGGAATAATGCTATATTTGATCTTATTCCTTTTTAGTTCATGACAAATTACATAGAATAGTCCAGCAAGCTGTCTGGCGCTACTATATATGCTTGAATAGCTTAATCCCTCAATAACTACTTGTTTAACCTCATATAGCTTTGCAATAGCTATTATATTCTTTGCAATAAAAGCTATTCTATCTTCAAGAAAATCTTTTGAGTCTGTTTTTACAGATGCAGCAAATAATATCTCATTACTTAAATTAGTTATACATATACCAGTTGAACTGAAAGATTGATCAACACCCATTATTAGCTTTTCAGTATTTATATCTGAATTATTGTTTTTTACGAACGCCATAGTAGTACCTCTTTTTATTTGAAGCATTTTGACATAGTTTTTATAGATAGTGTTTTTTTGGGAGTTAAGAAGAAGAAATCTGCAATATTCTTTAAAGAAATATTGCAGATGTTATGTATAGTCGGATTATTATCCTTGTTAGATCAGACCCCTTTCGGGGAGAGATTAACTTTTTGATTCAAGAGCAACGAATGGAGTCTGTTTGTAGTCAACTACACGTGTCCAGTTAGCTGGGTTAGCAAGTTCAGCAACAGTTGGGCTTACACCAGCAACAGAAGCATCATTGAAAGTATAACCATTAAGGTGTAATAAGTAAGCAAATCGGCTAACCAATTTAGTTTCACCACCACCATTACCAGATAGTTCATTTTTAACTAATGCGATAGGCATTTCAACTGTTACTTCTTGGAATGTGAAAGCACCTTCTCTCAAGAAAACAGTAGTTGTAAGTCCACCTGCAACAGGTAAAGAATCATCAAGAATTAATTCAAGACCATTGTAGTATTCTCTAACAATTCCGATTTCATCAGCAGCTTTTGTTATAGATAATGCGTTTTGTTTCAAAATTTTTGCTTTTGTTCCAGATGTAACAACAATAGCTTTGAAGTTATCCATTTGTTCACCAGCTTTTACAAGTGTATCAACTGCAAGATCAAAAGAGAAACCATTAACAGCATCAGTGTGAACTGAATCACCACCATTGTGAGCTTTATTAGATGCTATAGCACCTGACAATATAGAAAGCATTCTTGCTTTAATATCTTTTTTCCAAAATGTACCAAGTAAAGAACGAGCTGCATCAATTGCTGAAATACCAGAACCGATTTCTTTTGCGATTTGTTTTTCACCAAAAATCTTATTATAGAAACCAACGAAGGCATCAACTTTTGCTTTTACTATTGTAGATACTGAACCTAAAACATCTGAGTCATCTGAAACATTTGGTTCTGAGTACAATTGATCTTGAACATATGGGATTTGGATTTTTGATCCAGAATCAATAGCATTAACTATTTTTGCAACAGCAGGGTCTGCTTTTGTTACGATCATAGAATCAACAAGGCCTGATACTTCAGATGAAGATCTAATATCTTCAGTCGTCCATAAAACTCTTTGAAATGTGTTTTCGAGTGTGTTCATAATTTTATCCTCCAGGATGTGTTTTGTTTTGTTTTTTTTTAGATTGATATTATAACCTACTACAAGGCCAACAATATATCTCAAAACGGTACCAAGTCCATGGACTGTTTTTTAATTGTGAAAATTATATCACAAAAAAAATAAAATGTAAAATGTTAAATTTTAATATAAAAAGCCATTATATATATGAGAAAAATAATGGCTTAAATTGGGAGAGAGTAAAGAAACTAAAACAAGAAGTTTAACAGTAAAATGCGGTAAACTGAAAAACTTATGAATTATACAGTTTTCCGTATACTTTGTCAATAGCTTACAAAGAAATATTAATTCCTTTAAGCTTCGCTTCAGCTATCTTTTTAGATGCAAAGTCTGATACACCAGGCATAGTTGTCTTACCAGAAGTAGTTTGTGTTCCAGATCCAGAATTTACAGATGCTTTAAATAGAAAGCTCATATCCTCACTTGTTTTAATAGCTTCAAGCTTACCGGCCAAAGTAGTTGGGATACCATTAGTTCTATTAGTTGTACCATCTGCATTCTTGAATACAATTACACCATCCTCAATTGTTGCTCCAGATTTTAATTCCTGAATAATCATTGCATGAGCTCTTTCATTAACAGCAGATATACCGGCAGTAGTCTTATATAATTCAAGTTCGATAGCTGTATTAAGGGCCTTTGTATTTGCATCATTGCTTACATTTACGATTGCTTCGTCTTTTTGTTTAATTACATCTTCAAGTTTTGTCATTTCGAGTTTAAATAATCTTTCTTTTTCTTGAATTGTTGCATCTTTGCTTGATGTTAAAACACTAATTTTAGATGATAATGTTTCAGAACTTAATTCTTCTCCTTCTTCAATTCCTAACTGATCCTTAACAGATTTTGCAAATCCTTTGTATTTATCTCTCTTTGTAATTGCATCTGTAAGTTTACCTTCAATAACTGTAATCTCACCAGCTACTTTATTATAAGCCGCTTCAACATTTCCAAGTTCAGCAAGTGCTGCATCATTTCCTACTAATAGTGATCTTAATGTTCCAAACATTTTTTATACCTCTTTATTTTTTATTATTGTACTGTTTTTTAAAAAAAAAATCAATATTACATAAATTCTTTTAAAGAATTCATCAATATTCAATAATTATTTTAAAGAATTCATCAATATTCAATAATTATTTTAAAGAATTCATCAATATATCATATTTTTTTGAAATATGTTCTTATTACACAGTACACATTTCGAGTAAATGTAACTAAAACAAAAGGCGGTTCTAAAATGCAAAAATTCACAATCCTAACAATATGGTTCATATTGTCGTATTCAACTACAAGTTCTCTAATTTTAATTGGTGATCCAAAAAAGGTATTAGCTTTAATATTAGGTGTTATATTAGTTTTGTTTAGTAGAAAGTTTCTTACTATTAAAGCTTAGGTCCTCTGGACCCAACTCAATTCACTTATGTAAACTCTTTCTTTAGTTGATCCAGTGTAAAAAATACACCTTCATCATTAATAAAATCGTTAATATTATACTTACCAGTTTTATATAGATTGTATCGTGCCGGTCCAAGTAATTTTTCTGCCGTATTAT